GGGACAGGCTTGATGTGAGTGTCAGCGATAACCGCATCTCTATTAGCGGTGCATTGCTCGCAGCGCAGTCACGTCTTGCACTCTTGCACGATGCAGCGCACGTGCAGGATGTGCAGGATGTGCAGGCCAAGCCCGACCAGGGGGAGGGGGGAGGGCCGGCTGACTAGGGCCACAGCTACGGAGTGTTCACGAACAATTTTTATTTTTTAATATATATTCTTGCAGTCGCCTCCATGCACTATCGTGCTTTATTTTTTAATAATATATATGCAAACAACAATCTACCAACCTGAAGACGAACAAGAACTCATGGCAAGGCTATGGGTTCCATCGCTTAAAGATAACCCACTGGCGTTTGTTCTGTATTTGTTTCCCTGGGGTCAAAAGGGTACGCCGCTGGAGCATTTCTCAGGCCCAAGAAAGTGGCAGCGGGATGTGTTGAATGACATTGCTACGCATATTAAAAAGAACAAAGGTGAGATTGACTTCGCAGTACTCCAAGAAGCAGTATCAAGCGGACGGGGTATTGGTAAGTCGGCATTGGTGTCATGGCTGACGATATGGATGTTGTCCACTAGGATTGGCAGTACAACCATTATTTCGGCGAACAGTGAGAACCAGCTACGCTCAATTACTTGGGCTGAGATTACCAAATGGCTGGCAATGTCTATTAACAGTCACTGGTTTGAAGTCTCAGCCACTCGGGTGACGCCTGCAAAGTGGTTGACTGAGTTGGTGGAGCGGGATTTGAAGAAGGGTACGAGGTATTGGGGTGTGGAGGGGCGGCTGTGGTCAGCGGAAAACCCTGATGCTTATGCTGGAGTACACAATTTTGATGGTGTGCTGGTGATTTTTGACGAGGCCAGTGGTATTGACGACAGCATCTGGGCGGTGACGGGTGGATTTTTTACAGAAAACACGCCGAATCGTTTTTGGCTGGCGTTTAGCAACCCACGGCGCAACACGGGGTACTTTTATGAGACTTTTCACTCAAAGCGGGACTTTTGGGTGACTAAGGTGGTGGATGCGAGGACGGTAGAGGGGACGGACAAACAAGTCTACGAACGAATCATCCAAGAATACGGGCCGGACAGTGCCCAAGCGCACGTTGAGGTGTATGGTGAGTTTCCAAGTGCGGGGGACGACCAGTTTATTCCGTCGAATACAGTCGATGAGGCCATGAAAAGGCCGAAGTACAAGGACAATTCAGCACCAATCATCATTGGTGTAGACCCGGCGCGGTTTGGGGCTGATGCTACGGTGATTGCGGTGAGGCAGGGGCGGGATATTGTGGCTATAAAGAAGTACCGGGGCGATGACACGATGACGGTGGTGGGGCATATCATTGAGGCGATGGAGGAATACAAGCCTGCCATGGTGGTGATTGATGAGGGTGGGCTGGGGGCGGGGATTGTGGATAGGCTCAAGGAGCAGCGGTACAAGATAAAGGGTGTAAACTTTGGGAATAAAGCCAAAAACCCGATCATGTACGGTAATATGAGGGCGCAGATGTGGGGTGACATGAAGGACTGGCTCAAATCTGCTAGTATTCCGCAGGATAGGTTTTTAAAGACTGACCTTATTAGCCCCCTAATGAAGCCTGACTCACGGGGTACGATCTTCTTGGAGAGCAAGAAAGAAATGAAAGCACGGGGTTTAGCTAGTCCAGACGCTGCGGATGCGATATGCGTGACGTTTGCTTTTCCTGTGGCGCATCGGGAGTATCGGGAAGCCGCGCCTCGCAGGTACTCAGATCACTCGGCGGTGTCTACTGGATGGATGGGTAGTTGAATGAAAAAAAGTGTATCTTTATCAGTTGGGCGTGGCGAGAAGCTGCCGGTGTCCAAGGGCGCTGGTTTGACTGCCAAGGGCCGTGCTGTATACAATGCAGCCACTGGTTCTAACTTGAAGGCTCCTGCCCCAAATCCCAAGACCAAGGCCGATCAGGGCAGGAAAGACTCGTTTTGTGCAAGAATGGGCGCAGTAGCTGCCAACGCCAAAGACGGCGAACGCGCTAAAGCAGCCCTTAAACGATGGAAGTGCTAATATGAAGACATCAAAACCCGGCCTCTATTCCAACATTAACGCAAAACAAGCCCGCATCAAGGCTGGCTCTGGCGAGAAGATGAACAAAGTCGGCAGCAAGGCAGCGCCTAGCAAGCAAGACTTTGTAAATTCGGCTAAGACGGCGAAGAAGAAGTAATGCCACTCAAAAAGTCACCCACGCCTGCGGCTTTCAAGGCCAATATCAGGGCCGAGGTTAAAGCAGGCAAGCCTGTCAAACAGGCCGTGGCGATAGCGTATGCTGTTAAGAAAAAGGCAAAAAAATAATGGTTGACTACACCGGCATTAACAAGGCTGGCAAGGTCGCCGATGTTGGTGGGGGCGATGACGTAGAGTACAGCGATATGCTCTCCACCATGCGCTCTCGCATGACAATGGCGGTGGATGCTTACAGCGAGAGCCGAAGCAATGAACTTGATGACCTGCGGTTCATGGCGGGTAGTCCAGACAACCAGTGGCAATGGCCTGCTGATGTACTGGCGACTCGCGGGGCCGTCCAGGGGCAGACCATCAACGCCCGTCCCTGCCTGACTATTAACAAGTTGCCGCAGCACGTGCGGCAAGTTACCAACGACCAACGGTACAACAAGCCTAGCGGCAAAGTTATACCAGCGGATGACGTTGCTGACCCTGAGATGGCAGAGATATTCAACGGCATAGTGCGGCACATTGAGTATATAAGTGACGCTGACATTGCCTATGCAACTGCCTGCGAGAACCAGGTTACCTACGGTGAAGGCTACATTCGGGTACTGACTGAGTACTGCGACGAAAACAGCTTTGACCAGGAACTCAAGATAGGCCGGATTCGCAACTCATTCTCGGTCTACATGGATCCCGCTATCCAAGACCCATGCGGTGCGGATGCCCGGTGGTGCTTTGTCACGGACGATGTGCCAAAAGACGAGTACGAGCGCCTGTACCCAGACGCTGCGCCTATTAGTAGTTTGCAGTCCCTTGGGATTGGCGATCAAGACCTACAGCAATGGCTGCGCGATGACACGGTGCGGATTGCAGAATATTTCTACCGGGAGTACAAAGCCGAGACACTCAACCTGTACCCCAACAACATCACGGCGTTCAACAACACGCCTGATGACAAGCAACTGAAGATGCTGTATGGCAAGCCGTTGAAGACTCGGATTTCGCAGCGGGAGAAAGTTTGCTGGGTTAAGAGCAACGGCTACGAGGTGCTGGAGAAACGCGATTGGGCAGGTAAGTACATCCCCATCGTGCGGGTGGTGGGCAATGAGTTTGAGGTCAACGGACAGATTTACGTCTCTGGTTTGGTGCGAAACGCCAAGGACGCCCAGCGGATGTACAACTACTGGGTAAGCCAGGAAGCAGAGATGTTGGCCCTGGCGCCAAAAGCCCCGTTCATTGGCTACGGTGGGCAGTTTGAGGGGTACGAGACTCAGTGGAAGACTGCCAACACCACCAACTGGCCCTATCTTGAGGTCAACCCAGATGTGACTGATGGTGCTGGCGCTACCCTGCCACTGCCCCAACGTGCCCAGCCGCCGATGGCCTCTAGTGGTCTTTTGCAAGCCAAATCGGGGGCATCTGAGGATATTAAAGCCGCAACAGGGCAGTACAACGCTAGTCTGGGCATGGGCGGTAACGAGCGCAGCGGCAAGGCTATCCTAGCCCGTCAGCGTGAGGGTGATGTTGGTACTTACCACTATGTAGACAACCTAGCCCGTGCCATACGCTACGTGACCCGTCAACTGCTGGACATGATCCCCAAAATCTACGACACCCAGCGCATTGCGCGGATCATTGGCGAAGACGGCGATACTGAGATGGCGAAAATTGACCCGTCCCAAGAGATGCCGGTCAAGCGGATCGTCAATCAAGAAGGCATTGAGATTGACAAAATCTACAACCCCAATGTGGGCAAGTACGATGTGGTGGTGACGACCGGCCCAAGCTACAGCACCAGACGGCAAGAGACACGGGAAGAAATGGCCCAACTGCTGCAAGGCAACCCGGCGCTCATGCAGATTGCAGGCGACTTGTTTGTCAAGGCAATGGATTGGCCTGGGGCAGATGAGTTAGCTAAACGCTTGGCTAAGACCATTGACCCCAAACTCTTGAGCGACGATGAAGACCCAGCCTTGCAAGCTGCCAATATGCAGATGCAGGCAATGGGTCAAGAGATGCAGCAAATGCAGGAAATGCTGCTAAACGTCCAGCAGTCAATGGAAGCGCAAGAGTTAGAGATTAAACGGTTTGACTCTGAGGTCAAAGCCTACGATGTAGAAACCAAACGCATGACGGCGGTGGCTGCGGCTATGACGCCTGACCAGATACAAGAGATTGTGCTGGGCACTGTGCAAGGCATGATAACCAGCGGCGACTTGATGAGTTCGATGCCAATGGAGCCGCAGGAGATGATGATGCCACCTGAAATAATGCCGCCACCAAACCAAGGTAT